CCTTTGTTGACAGATTAAAGCGGCGGTACGTTTGGGCGGGCATCGGCAGGGCTGGCAAACGGTCTATTGTTGAAACTAAGGCAGCACGTCAACACAGGTTGAGGCGCAGCCGATCAAAGAAAAAGAAATCGGAAATTATCGGGACGGACGAAGCGAAAACGGTCTTATACAGTAGGTTAAAGCTGGATAAGTCTGATTCACCCGTTGCGGGGTTTTGTCACTTCCCAATAAATGAGAAGTATGACCCCGATCATTTTGATCAACTCACCTCAGAGCGGGTTGTAAGAAAATTAATACAAGGGCAGACGCAGTTTAAGTGGGTTTTGAACCATGCAGGGCAGCGCAACGAGCCTCTAGATTGTCGAGTTTACAATCACGCAGCGTTAAGACTGCTAAACCCAAAATGGGCGCGGATAAAGTCTCGCATTGATAGTAAGCCAGAATCAGAAGCGGCAAAACCAGAAAAACTAAACACAATCAAACCTAGAAAGCCACAACGGCGGGCTAGGCGCGGCGGGTATGTAACATCATGGTAGCAATTCCATCAATTGAGCCGAGCAAAATCACGGCAGGGGATACCCTAAAATTTACTAAGAATTTGCCAGATTATTTACCCGCTGATAGTTGGGTTTTAAGTTATGCGCTGGTTAAAGATGGGCTAACCATTTCCATTACTGCATCAGATAACAGCGATGGGACACATTTAGTAAACGTATCAGCAGCCACAACAGCCGCATATAAAGCGGGTACGTATAAGTGGCAATCATACGTCACAAAAACAACAGATCGGTATTCAATTGGTAGCGGAACTATTGAGGTCGTTGATGATTTTGCTGCATCAAACGGGCTTGACGCTAGAGCGCACTGCAAGATTGTTTTAGACGCGCTCGAAGCGACCATACAAAACAAGGCAACTAAAGATCAATCGGGCTATTCAATTTCGTTTGGCGAGGGCGGTGCGTCAAGATCAATATCGCGTCTTAGTTTTGGCGAATTGTTAGACGCTCGCAAACTTTACAGAAGCGAATACCGCAGACTGAAACAACAAGAAAGAATCAGCCAAGGCTTAGACAGTGGGCGCGAGATTCATATACGAATGGGTGTTTAATGGCTTGGTGGAATAGAAAGAAAGCCGAGCCAGATTATCGGCCCTCAAAGGCTCAAAAGCGTAACTTTGCAGCAGCGGCTAATCGGTTAGTTTTTGATGGTTGGGATACATCGAGCAATTCGATTGATTCATATTTGAGAACTGATCTGCCATCAATGCGGGCTAGATCTCGCGAGCAGACCAAAAATAACCCCATGTTAAAACGTGCGGTAGGTTTACAGTCTAAAAACATTGTGGGCGCAAAGGGCATAATGATTCAGCCTAAAGTTAGCAGAGCAAATGGTGAGTTAGACAAAAGGGCGAATGACGCAATTAAGGCTGCGTGTAAGGATTGGGGCGATAATCATTTTGATTACGCGGGCAAACTTTCCTTCATTGAAATGCAGTCGCTATGGACTAAAACGGCGGCGGTTGATGGTGAGTTTGTTGCAATCATTCACAACACAGGCAAATACGGACTACAAGTTGAGAACGTAGACCCTGAATTATTAGACTGTACACGGAACCAAAAAGAAACAAGCGGGAACGTCACCAGATTAGGCGTTGAGTATAGCGGCGTGATGGTTGTTGCTTATTGGCTGAGAACTATTGACGAATGGGGTAATTACTCAAACGCTAAACAGACACGCATACCAGCAGATCGAATTTTACATTGCTTCATTAATGATTGGCCTAACCAGTCACGCGGCATTCCTTGGTCTTACGCATCGCTATCACGGCTCAAGCATATTGACGCTTTTGATGATTCACTTTTGACAGCAGCCAGAGCGGGCGCATCAAAGATGGGATTTATTACGGGCGGCGATGATGACGAGGAGTTGGATGGTGGAGTGCCAATTATGGACTTCAATCCCGGCACGATTACAAAGCTAGGCGAAGATGAAGAGTGGCAGTCTTACGACCCAACATATCCGGGCGAATCATACGCGCCCTTTGCTAAAAAAGCACAGCGGGACGTAGGCGCGGGCATGGACTTATCTTATGCCAGCTTGTCGGGTGATATGTCAGACGTTAACTATTCGTCTATTCGTTATGGCGGTCAAGACGAGCGCGATGGATTCATTGAGAAGCAAAACTGGTTAATTAGATCCGCGATTAAGCCTATATATGAAATGTGGGTAAGAAACGCGGTATTGCGGGGTCAGATTAAGATAGGCACATACGCTCTTAGCAGACCAGTCACGGACTATTACGCGGCAGCTTATCAGGGTCGAAAATGGTTATCTACCGACCCGCAAAAAGAGGCTAAAGGCAACGCATTGGACTTGGAAAACGGCCTTACATCGCCGCAGAGAATTATAACAGCGCGGGGCGATGACCCCGACGAAATAGCGGCAGAAATAAAAGAATGGCAAGCGAAAACAGGTATCAGCTATGAGCAAAAAGAATCAGGACAGAATTAATTTAAGCCGTGAGTTTTCACTAACTCGGGGTGATGTAGATGAGGAGAGCAGAACTATTGAGGTTGCATTTTCATCTGAGGAACCTGTCGAACGTTATTTCGGCACGGAGATATTAGACCATGACCCGCAGAGCGTGAGTCTTGCTCGTTTGAATAACGGTGCAGCGGTATTGGTGCAACACGACCCCAACGACCAAGTCGGGGTGATTGAAAGTTCACGTATTGATGGAGATAAGAGAGGGCGCGCAGTTCTACGCTTTTCTAAATCTAAACGTGGCAAAGAGATTTTCGACGATGTTAAAGATGGCATTAGGACACTGGTTTCAGTGGGCTATCGAGTAGACAAGTGGAAGGACTCAAAAGAAGGAGATAAGACAATAGCGAGAGCCGTTTCATGGACTCCGCACGAAATATCAATTGTCTCAATTCCAGCGGATACAACCGTTGGCGTGGGGCGCGCACAAACAGAAGAAATTAAAAAAGGTGAAATAATGACCGACAAGGCAGAAGTAAAAGCAGAGAAAGTAATCGAAGCTCCAGCAATCAACGTACAAGCAGAGAAAGATGCAACGCGCAAAGCAGAAATGTCTCGTATCAAATCAATTCGCACAATGGCGGAGGAATTTGGACATGATGAATTTGGCCGAGCGGCTGTTGATTCAGGACAAGAAGTTGCAGATTTTAATCGTGAGCTACTTGAGAAAGTAGGCAAGGCCAATAAAGATGCTCAAGCCCGACACGAAACCGAAACGAAAGAATCCATTGGCACGATTGGATTATCTAAGCGCGACAAAGACAACTTTTCAATTGTTCGCTTAATGGATGCAATCGCCAAACCCAATGATCGGGCGGCGCAAACAGCGGCTGGTTTTGAGCTAGAGGTTTGTGCGGAAGCGGAGCGCAAATTGCCGGGTGACTTCAATGTACGCGGCAGCTTTATCCCCTCTGAGATCTTTGAGCGTGATTTGCTGGCTGGCACAGCTACAGACGGTGCGGAATTGGTTGGCACTAATCTGCTTTCTGGTAACTACATTGATGTGCTACGTAACAATATGGTGTCTCTACAAGCGGGTGTAACAATGCTACCCGGTCTGGTTGGTAATGTGGATATTCCACGGCAAACCAGCGGAGCAGCGGCAACATGGATTAGTGCGGAAGATGGTGACGCGACTGAAAGCGAACCACAGTTCGACACAATATCCTTGACTCCTAAAGACCTTGCGGCTTACACCGAAGTAACGCGGCGCTTGACTATGCAATCAACGCCAGCAATTGAGGGCATTGTTCGCAATGACTTATTCACTGCGATTGCTTTGGGTCTTGATAACGCGGTTTATTACGGCGGCGGCGCTTCTGGTGTGCCACAGGGTATTGATGGTGCTACAGGCGTAGACGACCCCACTTTTGCAGGCCCAACTTACGCGGAAATGGTTACGCAAATGGCAGACCTTCGCCGCGCTAATGTTGGCAACGGCAATCTGACCTACATCGGCTCACCTGAATTTTGGGAATCAATGATTACCACAGGCAAGCAGGCGTCAGGCGTTGAGGGTAATTTCATATCTAACGGTGATTCAATCTTAGGGCGAAACTTCCTTGTTAGTTCGCAGCTAGTTGCTAATGACTTTGTTGTTGGTGATTTTAGCCAAGTGTTGATGGGTGAGTGGGGCGGATTAGAGCTCAATGTTGACCCATATACGCACTCTCTCAAAGGGAAAACTCGTTATGTAATCTTTAAGACTGTTGACTTGGCTATTCGCCATCCAGAAGCTTTTAGCTTCCATAACGCAGCTTAATTAATCGGGGAGGGTAAAACCTCCCCTTTTTACTTGGAGAACAATTATGTCAAAACTAATTAATGCTAATGTTGTTGAGCTGGAAGCACCAGCAAGACAAACGGCAACATTCAACACGGCGGATATTGATATAACGGCTTATTCTGGACCGTTTCACATAATCCTAACATCTTCTGCTGGTGGTGGCACTACGCCTACCCTGGACGTGAAGATGCAAGACGCTACGGCTTCTGGCGGTTCATACGCAGACATTACGGGTGCGGTATTCGCTCAAGTAACTGATGCGGCCGATGTTACATCAATGATAACCGTTCAAGCAGACGAAACCCGTGGATTTCTTAAGGTCGTCGGCACTGTTGATGGCACTAGCCCGACTTTCGACATGGCTGTTGTGGGCGTAGGTTGTCTACAAGCGGGACGCAATTCTAGTCAGGTGGTTTAAATGAAAATCGAAATCACTAAAAATACTTTTGTGGAAGGCAAGGCGGTTACCGAGGGTGATGTGGTTGATACCAAGCA